TTTTACGGGAATTTATCTGAATAAATTGCTCCTTAAAATTATTTAGAATTTTTACGGGAATTTATCTGAATAAATTGCTCCTTAAAATTATTTAGAATTTTTACGAGACTCCTTAAAATTATTTAGAATTTTTATTTCAAAAACTTTCTTACTTTATTCTTAAGTTTGTGTGGATCTGGTCTTGCGTCTATATCATTATTAATTGGTATTGAATTTAAAACTATTCCGACACCATGTACACCGCCAGAACGAAACACAAATACTTGGTAAGGTTCTATATATTCGGGGCGTTGTTTAAATTTAAAAGTTACATATGCAAAATCTTTTGATTTAATATAATCTTTTGAATCATTCTTTAGTGGTTCTAATATCATCCGTCCAGTTTGTCGAACATTACCAATCTGAAGCATTGGCGAATATCCATCTCGTAGTGTTGCAGAATGATGAAAAATAGTTATAGCTGCGATTATATGATATGTAAGATAATTTTTTATCATGTCTTTATTTTTAAGTAACACCATTCCTCCTCTTAGTGTTTTACGGTTTATTTCTTTATCATTTGTACCAATTGCTATTGTTATTCTAGAATGGTCTCCGGCTGACATTATTTTTTGTTGCATATAATTTTGCATAGATTTTACTTTGATTTCTTTAAACTCTTTTCCAAAAGGTCCAAGATATAAAACATCACCAACGTTAATAATACCCCCGCGATTCATTCCTGCCAAAATTAAACCAATACCATTCTTATTATAAATTCCATCTACAAAGAATACATGATCTGTATTATTTTTAGGTTTTTCAAAAAGTTTGGGATCCATATTACTTATAAAAGATTTAATAATACGGTTATTACAACGTTCATCTGGTTTTTTTGTGTCATCTTCATCAAAATTTCTCCACATATTACGTATTTTTAGTTCACATAGAAGTGTTTGAATAAAATCAAGATAATAACCATTTTTGTTTGAGATTGTAATTACTGGAATTTTTAGTTGTTTAGAATTATCTGAGCGCATATAAGATTTTATTTCATCTATCTTTTGTATTTTATAAATATCTGTTTCACATGATTTATTATAAGGAGAATTAATAAAGTCTGCTGGAACTTTAATAAAATTCTTACAATAATTTTCAACCATTTTTCTAGATTCATTATAAATTGCTTCTGGTGTAATATCATATCGTGTTAGAACTATAATAATTGGAACATTATTTGACATTAATATTGTAGCATGTTGTTTTGTCATAGGTAATATACCTTTATTTGAACCAACAATCAAAAAAGAATAATCAGGATAATGACTTGATATACCATATGCTGTAGTCCTAAAATATTTTTCTTGCCCACATAGATCTATTAATGTTACTGGGCGATTGTTTTGAGTTAAGAATGTTTTAGTAGAGATACTAGATGTTTTTTTTGAATTAATTTCGTGTTGATGTCTAGCAATAGTTAATCTGGCACTACCGTCACCATTATCTAGTTTTCCTGATGTTATTACACCGATAAATGTAGATTTACCAGAATCAGCTGATCCTGCAACCGCAATTCCAAGTTCTGTATTAAAAGGTATAACAGTGTTATCCATCTTGTATGTATTATAATGTATTATAATCATATATATTTATTTGATTATAATATTTTCAATTTTTCTTAGAAGAAAAATTATTGAATATACTTTAGCATGTGAAACAATTTTTTCTTAGAAGAAAAATTATTGAATATACTTTAGCATGTGAAACAATTTTTTCTTAGAAAAAAAATTATTGAATATGCTTTAGCATGTAAAACCATTTTTCTTGAAAGATTACTTGATAGATTATTTTAGATTTTGAATAATTTATTCAAAAACATATCTGGTATTAACTGGCATCTTATTTAATTTAACAATTTTTGCAATATTATTTTTTTTAATAACATATATATTATTATTTAACATATTACCAGTTATGGTAGTACATATCATATTTTCGCGTGAATTATCATATCCAAGAAATATATATTCAGTATCATTATTTATTTCTTTTAAAATAGTCCCTGGATTATATTCTTGATCACTTAATGATAATTCATTGAGAGATTTGTTTACCTCATCCGTAGACCACGATAATGTATTTACAACAGTACTAACAATATTATTAATTGTTTTTATCATAATATTAATTTATTAATAATATTTAGTTAACTTATTTTATTTTTTAGGTTATTTTTTAGATTATCAATTTAGTAAAAAATTGATAATTAAATTTATTATAATTAATTTTATTAGAACTTTGTTATAATTTAAATAAAATGATATATAGAGATAAATATATATATTTATTAATTATTGAAACAATGTACAAAACAAAAGATTATCTTTTAAAATTTAATAAAAAATATGATATAAAATCAAAAAATAAATTAGACGAACTTATTGATTTTCTGTATAATAAAATTAATACAGAATATAATATTACATTAAATAAAAAAGAATTTATTGATGTATTTTCTAAATATTCATATTTTAAAAATAATAATCTAATTCTAGATACTACATATAAAACAAATAATAATTATAATATTCTTACAAATATTTTTAATAAACAAAAATGTTTACCTATACGTCATAATGGTGTTAACAATCTATTTGGACCATTTGGCTCACAATGGATTCATGATATTCAAGTAGATGATGATGTTTCAAAATCAGAAATATTACGAAGACGTTTACAATTTGAAAAATTAAATTCAATTAAATATCCAGCACAACGTTCTCCCGAATGGTATGTTCAGCGTGATGGAAAAATTACTGCATCGGATGCAGGTGTTGTAATTGGTGAAAATAAATATGAATATCCATATAAAATGATTGTAAAAAAAATAAGAGAAACATTTCAAAATAATGAAGCTACATATCATGGAAAAAAATACGAAGATATTGCTAAATTAATCTATGAATATAGAATGAATGTACAAGTACATGAATTTGGTATGTGCGAACATCCAACAATAGGATGTTTAGGTGCATCACCTGATGGTATTGTTACTCCTTATAAAAATGATAATGTGCATTTAACGGAATTAGTTGGACGTATGTTAGAAATAAAAGTACCATTGTCGCGTAAAATAGAAAAAACCGGAGAAGTAAAAGGTGTAATTTGTCCAATATACTATTGGGATCAAGTTCAATTACAATTAGAATGTTGTGATTTAGACGAATGTGATTTCTGGCAGTGTACGTTATTAGAATATACATCATTTGAATCTTTTTTAAACGATACATGTATATCAGAACCATTCAGATCGAAAACAACATCTTTTGAAAAAGGTGTACTCGTACAACTTTTGCCTACAGATAAGATTGTCAAGAAAACTAATCCTGATTATCTCAAAGTTGTTCATGAATATGCAAAATTTATACATCCTCCAAAAATAGAAATGACTCCTGAAGATTGTCAAAAATGGATTAATGATGAATTAAATAAATTAGAACAAACAAATCCAAATTATTCCCTTGATAGAATTGTGTATTGGTATCTCGGAGTTTCACATTGTGAATTAATTAAAAGAGAAAAAGATTGGTTTGAATCTGTAAAACACAAATATATTGAAATGTGGGATAATATTACATTTGTTCGATCTGATCAAAAATATAAAACTTTTATTTTAGATATTGTTGATAATGTAACTTTAAATGATAAATTTAAAGATAAATATATTGAAGAAAATAAAAATAAATTTATATTCAAATTATTAGAAGCTATAAAACAAAATAAATCTAAATATGATAACATATATAAATTATATAAGTCATATAAATTCGAAAATATAAAAAATAAAGACGATATTAATACAAATTTAGAAGATATTATGACTAAATTATAATTTAGTTACTATTTCAAGCTTCTGATTCTGATTTAAAATTTGGATTTCTAAATATTTTTTTTCTTAATTTATTTACTTCTCTATCTTTTATTCTATTTTTTGTAATTTCATCAAATGATTTACCATTTAATAATTCTAAAATAAAGTTTATAGAATACACACCACATTCTGAATTTTCAAACTGATGTCGTGTTCTATTTACACGTATTTTACAACGTTTACCTTCATTTTTTGATTCATAATAATAAATAAATTTTTTAAATAATTCAATTACTCTTTTTTCTGGAGGTGATCCATATGAATCAAAATAATAAACGTGTCCATTTTTTACATCAGCAAATCCTGCTGTCCAATGTGATCCAGATTGCCAACTTTCATCTAAATTAAAAATAATACCAAATTTTGTAACACCATCTTTAACTTCTTTATCGATATTAATGTCAGCTACACCTTTTAAATTTATTTTTTGAAAATCCATAGGTACTGCACCTAAAAAAGAAAATTCTTTAATATTCATTTCATATTGATTCATAACCTCATCAATATTTAATGTATTTAACCATTCAAAACGACCATTTGGACCGAGTGGTCTAAATGTAAATTTTTCTAATTCTGCTTTCATAAATTCATCCATATTTTTTATAAAATCTTGTTGTGCCCAACATAATTGACCATCACATATATTTTTATATTTATTTTTTATTTCCCGTAATAAATATTTTTTATATCTCTTTGGTTTTAATATCTCTGTTCTACAACTTAATTTTATTTTATCTTTATGTGTTTTATTATATGCATTAACCATTTCAATCAATACAGGTAATACAATACATGAACCTGCTTCGAAATTTTTACCAGGTGCACAACGTTTTTCATCAAATTTTTTTGTTTCTATTTTATCTGTACTTACACTTTCTAAAGCACTTGTATTTATACATATATTATTACTCATATATATATTAAAATTATAGAAAAAAAATATATTTTACAAATTATTATTTAGTTAACAAATTATTATTTAGTTAACAAATTATTATTTAGTTAACAAATCATCATATTTTGTTAGATCGATGTTATCATCAAATAAATAACGAATATTATTTATTATAAGACCTTTAAAAACTAAATTTTCATCAAGAACTAATCCAGTATTATCTATATATAATTCTTGATTATCTATTTTAATTTTTGTAAAAATTTGTTTGTTTGGTTTACTTAATTTACCATATACTACATTTATAATATCATTTTTATCTTTTTTTAATTCTGGATACATATCAATGATAACATTTATAACCTTTAATCTATCATCCATTATGTTAAATGTTGGCGATTTAATATCTGTCATTATTTGTTATATAATTTACTTTATTTTGTTAAAATTACGTATAGTTAACTAGAATATTATTCAATTTTTTTTATTTATCACATTCAAATTCTAATTCAAGAGAATATAATTCGCCATTAAAATCATGGAAATCTTCTTCTTCTGGTGTAGGTGTATCTTTAATCTGAATTATCAGACAATCTAATTCGGGAATAGGCTTGTCTAATTCAATTAATTGAGTTATATCACCTTCCGTATTAATCTTGTACAATGGTTTTGTATTAATATTTGTGAAACTAACAAATATATTAGATATATATAATGGTGAACATGATTCTGATACATATTTAGATGAATTTTCATATTCTGTTTCCGTAAATCCTAAAAATCTTCCAAATGACTTTTCTCCACATTCTATTTTAAAATCTTCATCATTTGTATTTTCTATAATTACTCTACCTTTCTTATCAACTTTACAAATGATATTTACATCTTCTAAATTTTCTGTAATACCTTCAATTAAATCATCTAATGGATAAACTCCATCCTCTAATTCTATCTTTTTTGTTTGAT